ATAGTATAACCAGCAACATCTTGTAATACAGAAGCTAAGTTTCCGTTAGTTACAATATATTGAGCAGGTCCTACTCTACCGTCAGTTGCAATAAAGTTAGAAGCATTGTTGATTTTCGCAACAAGTTTTCTTTGTATTGAGTGATAAGTTTCGCCTCCTGGAGCTGGTCCAGAAACTGCAACGTAAGTGTCTACGTCAAAGTCAAATTTTGAATTACCAGCAGCGTCTTTTGGAGTAGTATGTGAATTTCTATTTTCTTCAGCAAGATCTCTCATTTTATCAACAATTTGTTTAGAAATTGTTTGAGTAAGTTCATTAATTAAAACTGATTCTAATTTTTGAACAATGTCCATACCAGTTGAAGCTTTAATATCTTCAATTTGTGTTCTCTTTAATGCAGAACTAATTTCGATATCACCTACTTGTACAGATTTTGTGAAAACGTCAGGACCAATAACACCTGGATAAGTTTTCTCATCAGTTTCTCTTGTCATAGCATTGTTAATTGACCAACCAGCACTGAATCCAGGAAGATGATCTTCCATTGTTGATACTAATTGTACATTAACTGAAGTTAAAGTAGTTGTTGCTGATGATGCACCAGAAACACTAGTTATACCTGAAGCTTCTAAATAATCAGCTACTGAATTTGTATCATTAGGGAATGTATTTCTATCTGTATCAAATGATTGAGCACCACCCATACCTGCACCAATTGCAGAATTATTCATTTGTCTATAAGCTCTGAACATTGGAAGTCCGTCTACTCTAGAAAAACCTAAAAATTCAAGAACAAATGCTCTTGTAGAAGCAGCAGTACCTAAAGGCTCTGTTGTTGGAACTGGTGTAGCAGTACCAATTGTTGCCCACATTCTTGTGTCATATCCACCAATAAGTTCTGTTGCAGAAGCATCAGAAGCCATTTGTTGAAGTGCAGTTAAAAGTGCTAATTGTTCTGTAGCAGCAGTTGCTCCAGTAGCATCACATCTTACTTTGAATACTAATGGTCTTTCGTCTTGATTAGCAACGTCATCTGGGTTGTTATCATATTTAAAATCTACAAATAACAATTCGATTCTTGGAGAAGAAGCTGGTTTTACAGCAACTAAATCTAAACCAATTGTTTGAGCAGCAATTTTCATAGAAACTGGTAGTAAATTCTGTGCAATATCACCTGATCCTGCAGCACCACCATTTGATGGGTTATATGCACCGTCAGTACCCCATGTTGAACCTACTTGTCCTGGTTGAGGAGCATTTACAGCACCCATACCTTGTAGATTACCTAATGTGCTATAAGCAACATTTTCATTTAACTGATGCATTTCTGCGTATTCAGCCATCCAATCTCTTTTTAGAGATTCGTTAACTCCTAATGATTCTAACACTGGAGCCCATTTTTTATTAGCTTTCGCTTTATCAACTATAAAGTTCATATTTTTTTGTTTTATTTTTTAATTATATATTATATAATTATTATGACTTTTTTCCATTTTCAAAAGAAATATGGATTATCTGTCAAGATTTTTAATTTTTGAGATGAAACTATCAATATAGTCATCTGTCAAACTTGTATTATCAAAGGATTTATTCTCATTTAATACTTGTTTTGTTTCATTAATTGAAACATACTTTTCAAGACTTCTACTTTCCCAGAAAGCTTCGATTTTAGCTGCTGTATTTAAGTTTGGATACAACCTTGCTTGACTTATTACACTTGTTTTATACTTTTCGTCAATTGATTCCCATATAGGTTTCAATCCAGAAGGCATACTTTCAAGTAATAACTCATCATCTGACTTTGTTACAGAAAGAGTGTTTTGAATTGCATGTAATAGTTGTCTTTCAGAATAAACTGGTGCCTTGCTTTCATTTATTGCAAAAGTTACTTTTTCTTTATCTTCTAGTGACAGGTCATACCATGCGTTTTTGTTCTTTTCAGTTAAAAACTGTAAGAAATGTGGTTCGTTTTCTTCAGAAGCTTTTCGTTTTTTAGTTTCTGTTATTAAATTACCAATATAATTTTTTAATGATTCTTCTGTTTCCAGAATAGCATTACCGATAATTGTTACTTTACTTTCATGAATTTCAATTGGTTCACCTGTTTCTGCGATTTTCACAGTAACAATACCATTTGTTGGATTAGAAGCTAATACTTCACCAGTTTGGTCTCCAATTGCAACTGTAGCACCTGGTACTATTTCAGTTTGTGCAATTTGTTCACCTTCAACACCTGGTTCTACTAAACCTTCTTCACCTGGAACTAATCCTACAATAGGTTCAGCACCTAATTCGCCTTGTGCATCTATTTCACCTTGAACTGCATCTAATTCACCTTGAATTGGTTGTGCTAATTCACCTTGAATTGGTTGTACATCTAATTCATCTTGTACTTGAGCACCTGGTTGTACTTGAGCACCTGGTTGCACTTGAGCACCTGGCTGAACTACTTGAGCACCTGCTTGAACTGGTTGTTGTACTTGAGCACCTTGTTCTTCATCATAATATTTACTAACATCTTCAATATCTCTTAAATTAGGAATTGATTGTCCCATTTCTTCATTTAATTTTCCACCTTTTATGTTTTCGATAGTAGTATCTAAACCTTCAGCAATATAATTCATATAAGCTTGTCCATCAGATACATTTTCAGCTATATATTCAGAATAAGCTATATTATTATCAACATGTTCTGCAACATATTCAGAATAAGCTATATTATTATCAATATTCTCAGCTAAGTATTCAGAATAAGCAATAGATTGATCTACATTTTCAGCTATATATTCTGAGTATGCTATATTCTTATCAACATTTTCAACTATGTATTCAGAATAAGCAATGTTTTTATCTAGATTTTCTGCAATATATTCAGAATAATCAATAGATTTTTCTAGATTTTCAGCTAAGTAATCAGAGAATTCGATGTTTTTATTTACATGTTCTGCAATATACTCAGAGAAGTCAATATTCTTATCTAATGTTTCAGCAATATACTCACCGTAATCAATTGTTTTGTCCAATTGTTCAGCTAAATATTCAGTATAGTTAATTGATTTTTCTAGATTTCCAGCTAAGTAATCATTATGCTCAGCTAATTTTTCAGTTTTGTCTTTAAGATTTTTGTTCTCATTGACCACAACTTGTACAGTTTCAGCTAGATAATCTAGATAACCTGCAATTTTGTCTTGTGTTGATCTCATGTTTTCATATAAATCTGCGATTTTTGTCATCTCAGCAGGATCTACATTTCCACCTTTAGCATTCTCGTTTAAGAAAGATTTAACTTTTTCTATCTCTCCTGTTAAGTAATTACTATAGTCGACCATTTGATTTTTTGTTATAAAATCGTTGTTGTTCATAGTGAATAATTCATTAATTTTTGACTCGTCAGATATATCATATATCCTAAAGTTTGCGTTTTCATTGAATCCGAAAGATTCATTTAAGGATTTCATTTCCATTTTAGCGGAACTGAAACCAGGGTCAGCAACTGCATCATATGTGAATAATTTCTTCACAGTTACAGTACCATTGGATTCGGTGATACCAGCGGCTCTTGATGATACAAAAATAGGACAATTGTCATCGACTAATTCTTTAGCCTCTTTGCCCCAATGTGTATTTAAAAGTCTGATTTCTCCATCCACTCTGTTCATTTTTTCGTTATAAATTATTTTCTCAATGGTGTGTGATATTCTCGATAATGATGTATCAAATACGTCTGGATGATCAAATTCGCCATATACAACACCTAATGTATTCTTTCTTTCATTTAATTCATTTAGATGGGGTACAAATTTCTCGGCTGTATATATTCTTTCGTTTCTGTTTAATACGTTGAATTCTGTAAAAACTCCAGAAAGAAGATAATTTTTTTTACCATTTACTATTTGTGTACTCTCATTGAGAGGTTTCAAACCATTGACAGAATTTTCTATAATTAATACAAATTTGTTGTCTGCCATAGCAATAATATATTTTTTATTTATATATTAACTTGAAAATGTGATATTTTTCTATATTAATAGGTATAAAAAAAAGCTGTAAGATAATCTTACAACTTTTTTGTTTATTTTTTCATTATTTTAGAATTCGAAATCTTCGCCTCCGCCTTCATCTCCTCCGCCTTCTTGTGCTCCACCATCTTGTGCTCCACCTTCATCACCGAAATCACCTCCTTCATCACCGCCTTCATCACCGAAACCACCTTCATCACCTCCGCCCTCAGAGCCACCTCCGCCTTCAGAACCGCCTCCGCCACCTCCTTCTCCTTCACCAGCACCTCCACCAGTCAATTTGAATTTATTATTTTCATCAATTTGTTCTTGGCTAAGTTTCATAATATTTCTAACAATCCATTCTATATGTAAATATGGAGCACCTTCAGCATCTTGCAAATTACTACTTAGTGTAGAAGAAATTTCTGCTCTTTTTGATAAATTGTTTAGATATTTCCATTCTTCAAATAATTCATTTTTATTAAATTCTATATTTATTGATGATAAGAATAAATTATCATCTTGTAATTCAGGAAAATCTAATATCATTTGAATTTTTACTGGCTTAACTATCAATTCTTTATATACTGTTCTTATTCTATTAATAAAATTTCCAAATTTTATTTCATCTCTTGTGATTTCAGAAGAATCACCATACATACTTCCTCCACCACTTTCTTCTTCAAATCTTGAAAATGGTATTTTAGATGCTCTTTTCAAGTTCTTCATAAACCAGTTTAACATAGTATCTTCGTTTAGATCTATAGCTGAAGTTGGCATAATTTCAATATTAGGTGTTCCATTATCTGATGCGGGAAACCAAAAATCTTTTGAATGAGGAATATCAGTAGAACCATTTATTGTTACTGTACCCATTCTATCATCCCATTGAACATCTTCATGATATTCACTCATTAATGAATATATTTGTTGTTCAGCTTGTTGTCTTGTTAAACCATTTGTTGGTATAACAAATTTCTTATATATTGCAGCTTGATTAATATTGTATAATAATCTTGTTTGTTCTATCATTTTCAATTGATTATAAGGTCTAATTAAATTCTCAACATAAGAAGTTTCTGCAAATTCATTATTGTTTGAATATGAAATATATATGATTTGTGAATCTAATAATACTCTCCTGTTTTGTGGATTATCTGGATGTTGTATCCATATAATTGTTCCTGTTTCTGGGTCTGCTGCAACAACAACAGTCATAGGATCAATAGGTTGTAAATCTATAATATTTTTTTGTTTATTATCATAAACTAATTCATATGCAATATAACCATCTATTAAGAAATTCTTTAAGAAGTTCCATGCAGTAAGTCCATCATCAAAACCAAAATTTCTATATAATTTTTTAAAATTTTCTTGATATTGTTGTTTTATTGTATTGTCAAATTCATCAGGTAAATCTTTCACTCCACAAAAAAAATTATTATCATCATAAATAATTGTTTCGTCTGCAATCTCTGTAACAAAATCTTTAACTTCATCTTTTATTGAATATTGTCTTAAAATTTTTCTTTTATCTTCATAAGCTCTATCAAGAAATGCAACAGATTTTCTATCTAATACTTTTGATACAATCTTTTTAGTAAATATATCATACATATTTGTACCAAATTCACTTGAGCCTTGTGCATCATCAGGTGCTTCATGTATACCTGTTGTGTATGCGTTTTTTACAACCATTTGGTCTATATCCATTCCCCAATTACTTAGGTTTCTTAACATTCTATTAAATAATCCTCTATTCTCTACAGAACTATTAAGATTATTAAAGCCTCCTCCGGATTGTTGTGTATATCTATTATATGATGCCATATTTTTTTATTTATTTTATTTACTTATATATTAAAAATTTTAGTCCTCAAAAAGTTTTAAATGTTTTTCAAAATTTTTAACTTTTTTATGATATTCCACTGAGTCATGTTCATAATTTTCTATAAGTTTATTGTACTCTTCTATAATTATTGATAGTTTGTTTTCTAAATCTCTATTTTGTATTTTTTCTATAAGATCTTTCATATCAGTAGAGTTATATCTTTTACAATCAGCCATTATTATTTCTGGTAATATTTTGGTTGATATTCTATATGATGTTTTTATTTTAGAAAAATCATAACCAGTTAATGCATAATTCATATTGCCATTATTTTTAAGAATATTATAAAATGCTTTTGGTTCTATAGGTAAAGGTAATTCATTCATTACATTATCTATTATACTGTTTTTGTCTAATATATCTTTTACTGCACCATAATTGAAAATTATTGAAAATAAATTCATTTTATATTTTGGTGGCAAATATTCGAGTTGTAAAGCATATAATATATTTTTGTTTTTTATTGTTCTAAATTCCATGGCATATATTGGGCACCATATTTGATTACCATTATAATTATATCTTATTAAATAAAATCTATTTAATCCAACACTTATTTTGTTTGGATCAATTTTCATTATCTCACCTCTATTTGGACTTCTTGTTAATTTAAATAATTTA